GGGCCAACCTGTCCGGGGCCAACCTGTCCGGGGCCAACCTGTCCGGGGCCAACCTGTCCAGGGCCAACCTGTCCGGGGCCAACCTGTCTGGGGCCAACCTGTCCAGGGCCGACCTGTCCAGGGCCGACTACATTGAAAAGGCAAAAAATTTATTTTATCCCATTGCCTGCCCGGAAATCGGCGCTTTTGTCGGCTGGAAAAAGGCAAGGGTCAAAACCGGCGGTCATGAGTGCATTGTAAAGCTGGAAATTACCGAAGATGCCGTGCGCAGTTCCGCAACAGGCCGGAAGTGCCGCTGCTCAAAGGCAACCGTTTTGGAGATTCAGGATTTAGAGGGGAATGTATTGGAGCAGGCCGCCGTCAGTGATAGAGATGAGAACCTCCATTACATTCCCGGAACTGTGGCCTCCGTTTTGGATTTCGACGAAAACCGCTGGAACGAGTGCAGCGCGGGCATCCATTTCTATATTACCCGTGAGGAAGCGGTGAGGCATATCTTATGAAAAAGCTGACCCGCGAAGAGCGGCGGCGCCGGAGCCAGAGGCGGTTGCAGCTGATTACATATCTTCTGTTCCTGCTTCTGCTGCTGGCGTGGCTGGGAAGCTACCTGATTATGACGGTTGAAGCCGAACCGGCAACCCAGTGCAAAGCAGAAGTCACCACAGAGGATGGCAGCCTTCCCGGTGATGATACCCCGGCTACCACTCGCTGTTATCTGACAGGGGAAGAGATCGAGGAAAACGAGAATGAGCTTATAGAAGCTGCTTTGCTGGCCCGGTCTCACAGGCTGGAAGATGTCATCATCACCTTTTACTGCTGCGAGGAACGGCCTCACATATGCGGAACCGGGACAGGCATCACCGCCAGCGGCAGGCGGGTAACGCCCTATGTGAGCTGCGCCGTGGACCCTGATGTAATCCCGCTTGGGAGCACCATCTTGGTCGAGTACAACGGCGAGATGGTTTATCTGAGAGCCGATGATACCGGCCCGGCAGTCAAGGGGGACCATATTGATATTGCAGTCCCTACCCACGATTTTGCCTTATCCCTGGGCGTCCAGACAGCAGACATTTGGTGGTGCGAGGAATGAACGCACATGCGAAACGCCCAAGAGGCGAGTTAGGCCCCTGCCCAAGATGCGGATTGTATTCCGGCCAGCGATTGGCAATCGAGGGCATCCCGGATATGTTCCTGGTGGCCTGCGACGCCTGCGGATGGCGAACTCGGAAATTTACTGATATCAACCACGCAACAAGGGAGTGGAACCATGCGAAGGAGGGTTAAATATCCAACATGCAGCCAGTGTGACCACGAGTTGAACCCGGAGCTGGAAGATGACTGTGAGAAGTATTATCTCGTCGGAGGAGAAATCTACTGCAAGTTCTGCTTCCAGGATTGGCTGCGTGATTTGGTGGATGATGATCCTGACGTGTTGGCCGATGCGCTGAACATCCAGAAAGTCTATACGGAGGAAGGGTTATGAAAAGCAAGATCGTCCTGAATGTTTATCGCCCAGAGAAAAGCGTGTGCGGCGTTGTTCGTCTGGACGAAGAGGCGGAACGACTTGTCAAGCAGCTCCAGAGGGAGACCGGACTGTCTGCAAAGTACATCGTTTCGCAAATCATCATTCAGGGCTACGACCTGATCGAGGTCAAGCAAAACGGAGGAGGAATGGATTAAATGGCAATCATCGTTATGGTGTACGGGCAGTCCGGCACCGGAAAAAGCACCAGCTTGCGGAACTTCAAGCCGGAAGATGTGTGTATCGTGAATGTGTCCGGGAAGCCGCTGCCGTTCAAGAATAAGCACAAGACCTTCAATACAGATGACTATATGTCCATCGAAACGGCCATCAAGAAAGCCCCGGCAAAGTCCATCGTCATTGACGACGCGACCTACCTGATGACAGGTGAGTACATGAGGACAGCCAAAGTGACGGGCTACCAGAAGTTCACGGATCTCGCTCTGAACTACTACACCCTGGTAAAAATCGCCGCCGCTCTGTCAGATGATAAAATCGTGTATTTCATGGGGCACAGCGACATCGACAACAACGGAAACGAAAAGTTCAAGACCATCGGGAAGCTGCTGGACGAGAAAATCACTTTGGAAGGGATGTTTACCATCGTCCTAAAAACCGTAGTCACTGATGGAAAATATCAGTTCTCCACCAGGAACAGCGGACAGGACACAGTAAAAACACCTATGGGGATGTTCAGTGAGCCGCTGATCGAGAATGACCTTGCCGCAGTTGACAAGGCCATCAGAGAATACTATGAGATATAACCGTTTTGAGTCTGGCGTGTCCAGCTACATCAAAGGCACGGCAACCGTCAGCGTGTATTTCCCGGTCGACCGGAAAGGCGTGGCCGATTGTTCGTGCCGCCAGTGCCGGTTTTTCCGCCAGCAGAGCCGGACCTGTGCTCTGACCGGAGAGATCAGCGCCTATCCAGATCACTATGTCGGGCAGAATTGCCCATTAACGATTGAAACGGAGGATGAAAATGAAACAATTCAGCGGATTTAAGGCAGAAAAAAGCACAGCCAGAGAACAGCTCCCTGTGGGCGGATATGTGGCGAAAATCCTCAATGCGGAGGAAATTGCCTATGACTGGGGCCATGTGCTTTTGATCTCCTTTGATATTCTGGAAGGCCCCTTTGCCGGGTTCTTCAAGAAGGATTTTGACGGCCAGACCGGTGAAGACCGCCGCTGGCGGGGGACCTACCGTTTGAATGTCCCCAAGGACGATGGCAGCGAAAAGGATGGTTGGACGAAGCGGACCTTCAATAATGCCATCTACTGCATTGAGGATGGAAACCCTGGCTATCACTGGAATTGGGACGAGGCTACACTGAAAGGCAAGACTGTCGGCGTTCTGTTCCGCAACGAGGAATGGGAGTACAACGGAAACACCGGCTGGTCTACCAGAGCATGTGCCCTTGTCTGTGTCGGAGACATCAAGGACGGAAAATTCAAAATGCCGAAGGACAAGCCTCTGAAGAACAAGCAGAACAGCACCCCGGCAATTCCTGAATGGTCTGAAGAGGGAACGATCCCTGACCACATGGAATTTCCTTGGAAGTAAGGCGGTTCCATGCACCCAGTAGAAGTAAAACGCCAGCTTTCCAGCATGGTCTGTCTGGTAGACACACGGGAACAGGACACGGTGAGGGCCAGGAAGCGCCTGACCTCCATCGGTCTCCCCATAGAACGGGTGACGCTGCCGTTTGGCGATTACTCTGCAAGGTGTGAATGTCTGGACCTACGGGATACCGTCGTGATCGAGCGGAAGATGGACCTGGATGAAATTGCTCACTGCTATTGCCAGGACCGCAAACGGTTCGAGCGGGAGTTTGAGCGGGCCAAACAGGCCAACGCGAAGGTCTATCTCTTGATTGAAAACGGAGATTGGGAAAAAGCCTATGCTGGGGTCTATCGCAGTCAGATGAAGCCGGAGTCCCTGGTGGCAAGCATGACGGCCTGGTTGTCTCGCTACAACTGCCAGATCCTATTCTGCAAAGAAGAAACGAGCGGCCAGCTGATCCACGATGTCTTGTACCGGGAGCTTAAAGAGCGGTTGGAGGGCCTGCCAGATGAACCGGAATGCTGAAGAAATCAGGCAGCGGCTCACCATGCGGGAAGTAGTCGAGCATTACGGATTTCAGGTCGATCGTGCAAACTGCATTCGCTGCCCGTTCCATGCGGGAGACCGACAGGCAAGTCTACATATCTATCCGGGTTCTGGTGGCTTCCATTGTTTCGGCTGCGGGGCGCATGGCAGCGTCATTGACTTCGCCATGCTGTTGTTTAACTGCTCTTTCAGAGAGGCCATGGGACGCCTTAACAGCGATTTTAACTTGGGGATCGGTATTTCACGGCCCATCACGTACAGAGAGCGTAAGGCCCGTCAGAGCGCGATCATGGCAGTCAGAGAGCATGACAGACAGCTTGCAGAGATAAACGCCAAATGCAATGAACTGGAGCGCCGGTATGATATGGCGGATGAGCTGATCCGAAACCTTCAGCCAAGTGATCCGGATGAATTGACCTGTGCATTTGCATGGGCGCTCAAAAGCATGGATGCAATCAAATATGACCTGCTGTTGGCAGAAGGAAAGAGGTGGGAACTTGAACAATCTCCCCGAAATCCCGGACTGGACACGGGAGACATATCAGACACCCGAACCGTTTGAATGGCTGTACGCTTTTAGAGATAACAAATTTGTGATGCTTCAGCTCCGGGATGCCATCAAGGAAAAGGCTGGAGCCATCGGCGTCAAGAACTTCATCACAAAGTGGAATGCGTTTCTTTCGGAGAAGCGCAAAGCTGAAGGCCGGGACATCGAAAATGTCACTGATTTTGACGGCCAGCCGATGGAACTTTACTGCGGGGAATACACCTGTGATGACGCTGGAGTGACCTGCCTGGATTTTGCTGGCAGAGAGATCATTGTTTGCCGACATCCGATCATGCCGGTGGGCCGTCTCATCAACATCGACACGGGTGAAGTCAAGCTGGAGATCGCCTATAAACGCGGCTTGCGCTGGCAAGTGAAAGTATTTGACAAGTCCACGCTATCAAGCGCAAGCAAGATCGTGGACCTCTCAAGATACGGTATCGCTGTTGACAGTGAGAGCGCAAAAGAGCTGGTAAAATACCTGACGTTTTTGGAGTCCGAAAACTACGACAAGATCCCGGAAACAAACAGTGTTGGACGGCTGGGCTGGATCGGAGACTATGGTTTTTCCCCTTATGTGGAAGAACTCAAATATGATGGAGACCTGTCCTACAAGCACATGTTTGACAGCGTATGCCCCCAGGGAGACTACGATGAATGGCTGAGCCTGATGCGAACGATCAGAGCAAATGGGACCATTGCCAGGATTATGCTTGCAGCATCGTTCGCCTCTGCTCTGGTGGAACCGCTGGGTGGTCTTCCGTTCTTCACTCATATATGGGGCGGTACAGAGGCTGGCAAGACGGTTGGACTGATGGCAGCCGCCAGCGTTTGGGCAAACCCATCCATGGGAAGTTACATCCACACATTCAACAGTACCTATGTAGGACAAGAAATGATGGCCGGTTTCTGCAACTCTCTTCCGCTCTGCCTGGACGAGCTGCAATGCATCAAAGAGCGGGCAGACTTCGACCGCCTGATCTATATGCTGACAGAGGGCATCGGCAAGGGGCGGGGCGCAAAGGCGGGCGGCTTACAGAGAATACAGACCTGGAAAAACTGCATTATCACAACCGGAGAGCAGCCCATCACAACCGGAGCTTCCGGCGGCGGCGCTGTGAACCGGATCGTCGAGGTCGACTGTAAAGACGAAAAGCTCTTTCAGGACCCGCAGACTGTCGCAGATACCGTCAGACGCAACTACGGCTTCGCTGGACGGATTTTCGTGGAGTGCCTGTCTGATTACATGGATGAGGCCAGGATGGCTTATAAGGGCTTCTATGCCGATTTACAGAGGGGTTCCAGCACCGAGAAACAGGCAATGGCTGGAGCGATGATCCTGACAGCCGATTATCTGGCAGAGAAATGGATATTTCAAGACGGCAACGCTCTCAAAGTCAATGAGATGTGTCCATATCTGACGGACAAATCAGACGTTGACCAGAACGAACGGGCGATAGACTGGATCATGGATTTTGTAGCTTCCAACCAATCAAAGTTTGACCCGGAAGATGAAAAAACGGAGACCTGGGGGGTACTCCGTGATGGCTATATCTGTATCATTAAATCGGTCTTTGACCGGGAGATGATGAGGGAAGGATTTAACCCGACGTCGTTCCTGTCATGGGCAAAGCGGCGCGGAATACTCAACACGGACCGGGACTACAACACCAAAAAGAAGCTGATCGGGAAAATGCATCCTAGGTGTGTTTGCATAAAAGACAGTACTGATATTTGTGCATATTACACAGAATTGATCGATTAAAGTTCCCCGGTTCCCCGGTGTTCCCCGCTATTTCGGACACCCCTTATATATAAAATAATTTTGAGAACTTTAATTGGCTAAAGCGCTCAAAATATTCGCTCTATATAGGAAATCTCCGTTTGACCGGGGAACCCGGGGAACCCGTTGCGGCTCTAAGGATTGCGCCGGGGAACCAACCGGGGAACCGCCGGGGAATACCGGGGAACATGAAAGGAGAAAGAAATGACATTCAGATGGGAGGAAATCGCCTCCAGAGAAGAGCCTATGCCGGACGGACTGTGCCTGTCAGAACAGAGGGCATTTCAAGCGATGGTTTTATTATACCGCAGGTTCAACACAAAAGCAATCACGCCGGAGCAGGCGTCCGTCGAGAAAAGACAAATTGGGAAGCAGATGATGGAAGAAATCAGTGCTGATAACTTCCGTGACAACACCGCTTATGAGCGGGAGAAAATTTTGCGGCTGTCAGAGCAAGCAAGGACACGGGCACGGAAAGAGCCTACAAAGGAAAACCTGCTTGCATTGATAGAAACTATTGACGGCATCCTGAAGAATGAACTTCAGCAGAACGTGATCCTTTCAGAACATGGTGCTAACTGCCCTTGCTGCGGGAAGTTCTTCAATCAGGATCATGCTCAGGCAAAACCGCGCTTCTGCGAGTCCTGCGGGGCTATGCTGGTGTGGTGATATGGGTGAACTTGAACAATATCTGGTCCCCATCCGGCGGTATTCGGCCAACCCCTGCATGGATTGCTGCTTCCCGATCAGCCAGTGTCCATGGTTGCGTGAGGAAAAGCCAGTACCGGGCTGGACGGCCAAGAAACGGACGTTCATTGTTGGGAGAAACCGGGGCGGGCGGAAAACATGGGTGAGTACATACGCCATCGAGAGCTGCCCGCTGGAAAGGAAGAGAGCATGATGGATGATACAAAGCGCGCCTTGCTGGGCGACCACGAGGCAGCCAAGCGGCTGACGGATGCGGGGGTGCTGCTACCGTGTCCACACTGCAAGGGACGTGCGACACTGGTAGAAGGGACACTTCAAGCACCAGGGAAATACAGTGTAGTGTGCGGTGAATGCTTTTGCGCTACAAAATGGTGCATTTTAAAAGAGGATGCTATTGGACGGTGGAACGCCCGCGCGCCGATTCTGAGCGCGGAGGAGATGGAGATGCTGGATGCCAAAGATTGAACTATATCACGATAATTTTCAAAACTTCAAGCGGTACAACATCCCAAAGGCCCAACTTGTGATTGCAGATATCCCGTATAACATCGGAGCGGATGCCTATGCCAGCAATCCCGTGTGGTATCAGGGCGGAGACAACAAAAATGGGGAGAGCAAACTGGCAAAGCAGAGTTTCTTCCACACAGATGGGACATTCAAAATTGCGGAATATATGCATTTTTGCAACCGTCTCTTGAAAAAAGAGCCAAAAGAAAAGGGACAGGCCCCGGCCATGATTGTATTCTGCGCATTTGAACAGATGCAGACAGTGATTGACTATGGAAAGCGATATGGCTTTTTACATAACTATCCCCTGTTCTTCGTCAAGAACTATTCCGCGCAGGTTTTGAAAGCCAATATGAAGATCGTTGGTGCCACAGAGTTTGCCATCGTGTTGTACCGAAACAAACTGCCAAAATTCCGCAATAACGGCCATATGGTATTTAACTGGTTTGAATGGCACAGGGACAGTGCCAAGGACTACCCCAAAATCCATCCAACACAAAAGCCCGTTGGATTGCTGAAGCGGTTAATCGAAGTCTTTACAGATCCGGGGGATATTGTGGTTGACCCGTGTGCTGGTAGTGGGGCCACCCTTCGGGCCGCTTATGAGCTGGGGCGAAACTCTTATGGGTTCGAGGTTGACCGGAATTTCTATCAAAAGGCAGTAAAAGAAATGATTAAACCGGCGACAAGAGCGCCAGAGTTTGAGCAGATGGAGATGCTGGAGGGGATGGAATGAGCTTCGGATACGACTACACCCATTCCGCTGTTGATGGAAATGGAGTGGAATACATTAGCTTTATGTTAGAACCGGAACGGATTGACGGAAACGGGTTGCGATACGGAAAGGCTGTGCATATCGACATTGACAACAAGAGGCAGAAAACTATGGTGTACACATTCGACTGGATACGGGGTGGCCCCGCAAATCACGAGAAGATTGTCGAGCTGAAAGATGAGGTTGTAGGAGATGTGGAAATTCCTGACCTGATGGAGAGGCTGGGTATCGAAGTAAAGGAGGCCCAGCCATGGGCATGACACGGGAAGAAGCGATTGCTGAGATCAAATACTACATGGAGAGCGACAGCTATGCAGATGCGCCATCCAACGAAGCCTGCAAAATGGCAATAAACGCCCTCCGCCCCGTCAGCCGGGAGCAGGTGGAGAAGATGTGGACAGGATGTGAGAAATGCCGAGATCAAGCTAACTGGCCGTCTTGGATTGAAAAGGGGTTTGTTTACTGCCCAAAGTGCGGAACGCCGCTTACATCGTGGGCATGGGAAAAACAAGTGGAGAGATTGGAGGCGCTGAACGATGCCGTGGATTGATGCGGGTGCCTTAAAAGAAAAATACGCAGACCAGCTTAGTGTACAGCGGGTATTTGGCTATGATGCGGGATTTGTTGCTGGGATTCTGGCCGCTTTGGAGATGCCCACCCTCACCCCGCCGAACGAGTGGGTGAGCGTGGAGGAGAGGCTGCCAGATGCAGAGAAAGAGGTGCGACTTTTCTGTGTAACTCCCAACGGATATAAATACCAGTGTCAGGGGTTTTATGTTCCACCAGGGATGCGCCGGGATGATTCTGATTATTCCTGGGACTGGGAATGCTGCGACCAGTATGACGAAGATTCGGATGACTACTTTGTTAACCCTGGATGGTATGAAAGTAGCCATAACTGGGACGAGTATTCGGCTTTTGGGATTGCGGATAAGGTAACACACTGGATGCCCCTCCCAGCTCCGCCGGGAAAGGAGGGGTGAGAATGGACATTGAAAAGCTGATTGAGCAGCTAAACGGATATTTTGAAGGGAAGGACCTGAAAAGAGGCGTTGCACTTGATGGCGCCACCGCCCTCTCCACACTCCAGGCCGAAAACGAGAAGCTGCGGGCCGAGCTAAAAAGCAAGGCGGATTTAGTATTTCAACAGGCGAAAGAACTTGATAGGAGGCACTTGCTATTACAAGAGCAAGAGGCCGAGCTGGAGCAGGTGAAGCGGTGTATCGAAATTGTAGAAAATCAAAGAGACTCTGCAATCAAGGAACTAGAAAATTATATGGTACAAGATGTTTTAGACGGAAATGAGCCGTGCGCAATCTGTGCGAAAGCATCCGATACGCCATGCGAATATTGCAATCCAAAGTGGCGCGGCCAGAAGGAGGAATGAGCGTGGAGCGGTTAACGTTTGAAGGAAATTTTTGCGATATTGCTATGTGTAATGAAGTGCGAGGTGGGTCCTTTTGCGAAAATGGGGATTGCTCTCAGCGAAAGATATGGGAGCGGTTGAAAGTTATTGAGGACATCTTGGGCGACGAGTACGATCTTGACCGCCTCCACGAGCTAGCCAAGGCGGATAAGGAGGACGGCACGGAATGAATACACCTATGATGAATTTTATTCATACACCGTACGGCTACTGCTACTACGATTTAGACAAGCCAGTTTCGGACGGTGGGACATACCTCATTTTTGGGCTGTTTGTATACCCGGAATACCGAAGAAATGGTCATTCAAAGCGGATGTTGCAATTCCTGATTGATGAAATCAGAGGTACTGGATATTCCGGGCCAATTTACGTTAAAGCTAAACCGGAAGGAAACAGCATAAACGTTGATACGCTGTCTATGTATTACCGTAAAATGGGACTTACAGTTTCAAAGGAGGCCGAGGCTGCACTACGGAGGGAGCAGGATGGATAATAAAACTATACCACCAATGTATCCCGCTGAATTTGTCGAACGGGAATTAGGGATTAGAACTGACTGCTATAACCAAAGCTGCCCATTCAGGGTGAATGATACCAGCAGCGCCAACCGTTGCGAGTGTACGGCCTGCCCGAATCGGTGTACGGGCGATTTCTCCATTGCGTGGAACCGGACGCTGACAGATGAAGAGTTGGAAATCATTGAACGGATTGTGGACGATCACGAACGGAGGTGGAGCGAATGAAGGAGTATATTGATAGAGAGGCAACGCTGAACGAACGCCCGGAAGGAAGAAACCCTGGGCAAGTGGGGAAAGAGGAATATAACAAAGGGTGGAATGATTGCAGGAGCGCTTTTTATAGATGCATATCCGGTATGCCCGCCGCCGACGTTGCGGAGGTGAGGCACGGGAGATGGGAGCAGCATCTACAATCAAGCAAAGTTGCACCTGTTTATACGTGCAGTCTGTGTAAACTAAACGTGTCAGGATTTGAAAAGCGGTGGATAAAATACTGCCCCTACTGCGGCGCTCGCATGGAAAAGGAGGACGAGCATGAGGCTGATTGATGCAGATAAAGCTATTGGTCGATATTATGCAGAGTGGGAAAAGCAGGATATTTCTGACGGAGCGCAGGACAGAGATTGGCTGAAACAGTGCATTGATGAGGCCCCCACCATCGACGCCGTGCCTGTGGTCAGGTGCCGGGAGTGCAAGCATTATAAAGACCTTGGTACTTATTATCGGCTTATGGATTGTACACATCGAGATGGATTAACAAACCCGGATGAGGACGATTTCTGCTCCTACGGCCAGCGAAAGGAGACCGACCATGAAGTTTCGGAACCCTGAGACGGGAGAAATGTATATAGGGATTTTGAACGCTATGAATCATTATTGTGACAGCAAGAAAGACTGTGACGATTGTCAAATCAAAGAATCTGTTCAGGTCTATAAAGGGCAGAAACACCCTTGTTATGCTTATGTGGCAGACAATCCTCACGAAGCCGCCCGCCTGATGGGCTATGAGGTTATAGAGGATGAAAAGGAGGACACCATGGACAAGCCGCTGAATTTGTGAGGTGAACGTGAATGGGCAGATTGATTGATTTATCAGGAAAGAGGTTTGGCAGGCTGCTGGCTATCGAAAGAGATACAAGTAGAAGCCCAAAAGAACGAAAATATAGAACGCTTTGGAAATGCAAATGTGACTGCGGTAAAGAAGTTGTTGTTTGGGCAAACAACTTGGTAAGAGGGCACACATTAAGCTGTGGGTGCTACAAAATTGAAACTTTTATTGATAGAGAAACAGAACACGGAATGTCAGATACAAGGCTATACGAGATATGGAAAGGAATGAGACGCCGGTGTCTTGACCCAAAAAGGAATAGCTACCACAACTATGGAGGGAGAGGAATTGTAGTTTGTGCAGATTGGGAAAATGACTTTAAGGCGTTTCAAAAGTGGGCGATTGAAAATGGCTATAAAAATGGCCTTACTATTGACAGAAAGAATAATGACGGTCCGTATAGTCCTGAGAATTGTAAATGGGCAACCATAAAGGAACAGGCCAATAACAGGAGAACGAATAGATATATTGATGTATTCGGGGAGCATTTGACGATTTCTGAAGCCGCCCAGAAGTATGGGATAAAACCTTGTACGATTAGAGCAAGAATTGAGCATGGATGGGCTCCAGAAAGAGCAGTATCCATTCGCCCCGGCGAAACCGTCAAGCTGGACGAGATCATCGGAGGTGCCCAATGAGAGAAATCCTTTTCAAAGCCAAGCGGCTGGATAATGGTGCGTGGGTGGAAGGAAGTCTGATTACATACAAGGACGGCACAGCATTTATCTGTTGCGAGGACTATATTCCAGATGTCCTAAACAAGTACGAGGTCGACCCCTCCACGGTCTGCCAGTACACCGGTCTGACCGACAAGAACGGGAAGAAGATTTTTGATGGGGATGTTGTAAGACGAGAAACCGATTACTACGGAAAGCATAAAGTTTATGACGAACCAGTTGTATGGGAAGATGACATAGAAAAGGGTTTTTTGGGAGAACCGTACACAAGCGGATATTGCATTCACGGCGGTAATTGGGAAGTCATCGGTTCCATCCACGACGGGGAGGGGGGCAATCATGCTTAAGCTAAAGAACTGCCCGCATTGCGGCGGAGAAGTAATGCTCTGTAGACTGAATACTATGGTTTCTGTTGCAGAGTTTTCTATCGTATGCACAGAGTGCGGACTAGAAACGCGCATTTATGCAAACCCGATGGCGAATTGCTGCTTTGATATGGGCGAAGCGGTCAGGATAATTACCGAAAAATGGAACAGGCGCGACGGGGAGGGCGGGCAGTGAAGTGCGAGAAATGCGGAAAGGAAATCGAGAATTTGTTGGTCGATACTTTCCTCCGAGATGGAAGCGACGCCGACATTGAACAGCCTATCATTGAATGTGAGCACAACGCCGTCTACATCGAAACTACGAAGAATTGGACAGGTTACGATCTGTCAGAGGGAGAAATGCTCGAAACGATAACCTGCCCGCACTGCAAGCAGTTCCCATTTAAAAGCAAAGAGATGCAGGTCTATGATGTGGTGCGGGTTGTCTGCTTCAAGACGGAAGAGGGCGGACGGCGTGAGGAGGTCGTCGGAGGTGTGGATGAAGTGCAATAAAGACTGCATAGCCAATGTATGCGGAGAATGTGCCGTCGAGAAATGAGAAGGACAGATTCAAAGGCTGGGCATACGGAATAACAATGCGGAAACAGCGGCTTGGACTTATAAGATTACTGTAGATTCATTCAAAGACTATTTTGGAAAGAAGGATGCCGACCAATGAACGCCATCGAGAATCAAGTCCGGGAACTGGTAGCCGTAGAGCTTTCCGCCGCTAATGAACGGTTTCCGCAGTTTCACAGCGTCCATGAGGGATATGCGGTAATCCTGGAAGAAGCGGAAGAGCTAAAAGAGGAAGTTGAAAAAACGGACTCTTACTTGGCATTTGCATGGGGAGAAATCCGTATAGACGGTGACTGCGAAGATTTTATTTCCGGTGTAGAGAGATACGCCGTCAACGCAGCCTGCGAGGCTATCCAGGTGGCGGCTATGTGCCGGAAGTTTATGGAGATGGAAAATCGTGCGTAGATATCCTTTCCCCGGAGATATGTATTCTGATGCGCAATGGGAGTGGGTATCACTCAAACGTGCAGAAGGATACTCTATGCGGCAGCTATCAACTTTTTTGGGGCTTAACACAGATGCGATTTTAACGGCGTTGCGGGTTCGAGGATTAGCACCACAGGAAAGACCGACGGAGCCGCTTAACAGAGACGAGTTTAACGCATTGGCGGAGGTAGATGATGCCAGATAATATTACAGCAGCTAGAATTTGCCCTAATTGCGGCAAAGAGGGAGTTGTTTATGGAAGTCATACGGTTATGGGAGGTAGAATAGAACGTCACAGGAAATGTCAATTTTGTGGAGAACGATGGGCCACAATTGAGAAGTATTACCGGCCAATCAAAAAAATCATGGACTAGAGGTTGACAAATAAGATATCGAGATATATGATTTAATGGGAATTTATAAATAAAATGTTAAAACAATAATCTGATAAAACAAAGATTTTCTAAGGAAGAAGCTCTCTATCTGACCAGCGACTATATGAAGGCGGTGTTTGGAAAGTGATGAAGATTATGAAAGAGCTTTGGGATAAAAACCAGGATAAGCTCAGAACAGAACTGTCCTCAAGAGATGATCTGAATGAATGTAGCTATGTAGACTTTGTAAAGATTGCCTTTGATAAGATTTATAATGATGATAGCCGACTCGACAATGAGAATCTTTTTATAGACAGAGTTCACGAAATTGATGATGGCGACTATCAAGGGACTTTGATTTATCTGATTCCATTCAATTCCTACCAGCCGGACCCGGAAGACTATCTCATGACTTTTGCGTGGTATGGGTCCTGTTCTGGATGTGATGCCTTGCAATCCGCGCAATCATGGGGAGACGGAAAACTAACGGAGCAACAGGTAAAAGACTTTATGTCCATCTGCAAAGACTTGATCTGCAACGCTATCAAACCTTACAACTATGGATGGAGACATGATGATAGATTTGATGTCGTGGAGGAGGGTGACAACTCTGAGCAAGAATGATGCGACTATGGAGCAGGGGAAAGAACTTGTGAAACGCAAGATGAAGCCAAGAGGCGGGAACTCCCCTGTGATTGGGGATAATGGTGTACATACCAAACCAGGTGACAACTCTAAGATTGCTGGGTTCCTTATGGAAGTCGGGAAGTGGGGCTCTGTTGATAAATCCGATGTTCAGGCTATGGAAAAGCGGTTTTGGGACTATGTTTCGCTTTGCTTTGAAAGAGATGTTCGTGTCACCAATCAGGTAGCTTACTTTGCCATAGGAATTACAAAGGATGACGTTTATAATTGGGAAAATGGGCTTACACGCAGCTCTGAACATCGCGACTTCATTAAAAAAGTTAAGACTTTTTGCGGTTCTTATCGTGAGATGTTGGGGGCTGATGGCAAGCTCAACCCGGTCACTTTGGTCTGGTGGCAAAAGAACTATGATGGCCTTGTGGACAAGTCCGAGGTGGTCCTTACTCCCAATAATCCGCTAGGGACTATCACCGACCAAAAGCAGCTTGAGGAACGGATCGCCGGGTCTGTGGTGGTGGAGGAGTAACGACTATGGAAACGACTATCGACTATGCCAGCGACTATGGTGGAGAGGCCAGCGACTATCAAACGACTATGGAGGGAAAGCGAGAGACGGAAAACGACTATCGATTCTGTCCCTTGAAGCTCCACGCGCTACTATCAACTCCTGAAGCGGTTTTAGGAACATCAGACTACAGAGGCGGAGTGGAGTGCAGAAAAAATATATGCGCCTGGTGGGATGTCGACAAGTCCCGTTGCGCCGTGCTATCTCTGGCCCGCAACAAATAACAATACCCCGGCTTGCTCCTGGTGGAGTGGGCCGGGGTTGCTTTATGCCTTGCGTGGCGCACCTGTGGGCCGCTGTGCGACGTTTTAGTGGCCGGGAGTATAGAGGAGATACTGCCAGACGATAAAACCGCTCTACGGACTTGTAAATGGCCTTTACGGCGGATTTGCTTTTGGGGCTTGTCCGCCCTGCTGGACGTGGACGCAAAAATGTCGCTTGCAGGCCGTAGGACGGCGCACAAGCGGCGGATCATGGGCGGGGAGTATAGTAGGGACATAGCCGCCCACCGTTGGACGGCATGGAGGGCAAAAGAAAACCCGCCCCAGGAAGCTCCAGGGCGGGCGGTGGTATTATGCTAATATCTCAATTACAATCGGATCATGTATGACGATCTCTCCGTCGTCCTCGCCGTAGTCCCACGAGTTGCCAGCAATGACGGCCACATAATCGCCATAATAGTAGCCTTGGCGCTGCGCCGCGTTGATGGAGTCCCAGCGCATAGCAGACACGCCGGGCAGCTCCTCGCCGGTGTCGTCTCCGTTGTCCCAGACGTGGGAGCGGTGGGCCATAGGACCGGGGGCAAATGGAACGTCTTGGACGCGGACGCCCACGGCCTCATAGTCATATAACGCGCTGGCGGCTATATCCTCAACGCGCTGGATCATGTCAGGGGCTAGTCTCATGTATAACACCTCTTGTTGATTGTATCGCGCCCGCTTGGGGCCGTCAAGATTTTTTGGCAAGCTCCCAAATCACCATAAGCGGGAGAAGGATAATAAACAAGATAATCAAGCGGGGGTCACCTCCTCGGCGCTTTGTGGGAACAGCGGCGGATCATCAAGCGGGCAATCATATTGTACCTGATCGCACATGTGGCGCTCTGGGCATTGGCTGCAATCTATCCGGCTCCAATCGTCTGGGGTGTGCATGTTAAGCATTTTTATTTCCTCCATTCTCCGGCGGGCGGGTCAATACCAACAAAACCCGGCATCTTCCAGCCTGTCGGCCTCTTGCTTGAGCGTGTACCATAGCGAAGTCAGGTATTCCGCCTCTAACATCAGATCGCAAATTTTCCGGTGTTTGTCCTTGCTGTCAGGCATGACAAAGGCGGCTTTTACGGGGTCTTTCTGGCCCGGGTTTAATTTTTTCAGTATGGTTTCTCCTTCCTGCGGCGGGTGGGACAAGCCCGCGCCGCGTCGTAAATCGCCCAACGCTTGCTCGTGCTGATGGTATCGCTCCCAGGGAGTGCAAAGTCTCCCGCGCTGGTTTCCACCCGGTCAAGGTATAACAGACTGTTTGCGTTAGCGTAATCTTCGCTGATGCGGTAAATCCGCTTGACATACAGGACATCGCCGCCGAACTGATAGGCCGCGCCCTCCTCCGCGTTATCTTTGCAGAGGACGGGCAAATGCGAGCAATCAATGTCAACAATAAAATGGATGCCTTCAATGAAAAGAGTTGTTCCGTGGCCGGGGAGAAACGCAACCCGGCGGCCCTTGCGCTGCGGGTGTGCGCCGTGGTAGTCCATGTAAATGCCCTTATAATCGGCTCCGATGCGGGCAAAGTCCGCTTTGCTGATGTGGATCATTTCCATTCTCTTTTCCTCCTTGTCATGGAGGGCGGCCCCGTGTATAATGGGGTTGCCCTGGTTGGTGGTGCTTCTGGGGTTCTTCTTGCCTCGGTCGCTGTTGCAAGCGGTGGCCGGGGCGTTTTGTTTGCCCTCGTTACCTCTGGGGCGGGCTGTGGTGCGTAGAGGGTTATACCTCCTCCAAAATTCCTTTGTAGCCGTAGCTGGTCTCAAATTCGGCCCACGATTTGCGGCCGCTTTTTGTGTACCAGTGCGGTCTGTAAGTAAAATCGCCATCAGCGTCCACCAGCTTCAAGAGGGCCTGCTTTATGCAGCTGGCCTTGACGATTTCCAACGATCCTCTGATCCTGTATTCTTTCATTTCCGTTTCCTCCAGGCCTGTGGCCTGTCGTGGTTGTTCCTGTCCGCTCGTCTTCACGGGTGGGCTGTATTGTTTTGGTTCTGATGCTAGTATATCCTATATATTTAGTATTGTCAATGATTTTTTCTATATTTATAGTATTATATTTTTTATATATAGGTTGTAAGATTGCAACAAATATTATTTTTGTTCAATTTTATTTTGCGGTATCTCTTAATATCATATATAAGGGGCACCGCCAGCCGGACACCCCCGGGGGATAGACCGGAGCCGCCATCTCCTACCTCAGTCTCTCTACCACCGAAAAATTAAAAAAGTCTCTTGACTATTCTGAATATTCAGGGTATACTAAATATATAGAATAAAATCCTAAATGGAGTGAGTTTGAATGGAATTTAAGAAAGCCATGAATGTTTTAATGGCGCAAGAGGGTATATCGCAAAAGAAGTGGGCAGAGGAAGCTGGATATAAGACAGTGAGTGCGATTTCAACTCCTATGAGCAAGGGAGATATTATGCTTTCTACTCTTTGCAGGCTAGCCAAGTCTGTTGGGTATTCTGTATGTCTTGTAAAAGATGGACCGAATGAAGAGGGGTATCTTCCCATTCCTGTTGATGCAAAGTCAGTTAAAGGGGCCGAAAAGAAGGGTTCCTAAAAATCCGAGCAAAACAAAAAGGGAGATGATGCTCCTTGGATGTAAGGAAGAATTTAATTGGGCAACGGTTTGGCCGATTGGTCGCTATCCGGCCCGTCAGAAAGCGGGCGAATGATGACCGGCATACAATGTGGTTCTGCAAGTGCGATTGTGGTAGTGTAGCGGTTATTTCTACAAATAATTTAATACAGCAGACGGTTTCCTGCGGATGCGTGTCAAGAGGTCCAAAGATAGATGATACGGTTAGGGCGGTTTGCCCTGGATGTGGGGAAAAGTTTGATATTGAATTGAACGGACAAAAAACTCCACAATTCTGTCCCGATTGCTCAAGAATATATACAGGTAATAGCTGGAAGGTGTGTCCAGTTTGCAGAAAACTATTCAAATCGTTTCCGAGCGCAAAAAAGACGACGTGTTCGGAAGAGTGCAGCAAAAAATGGGGGAATTATATAAGAACCGGGAGAAGGTTCAAGTGGAGTGAAAAATCAAAGAAAGCGGCGCGAGAAAGCGGGCTTTGGGACGATATGGACGAGGCTGCGGCGCGGGCGAGGGCACGGAAAGTTGGAGACCCCAGGTTTGAGCGGACAGAAGAAAACATAACATCAAAAATATGGGTTCTTGTAGATCCATCCGGGAATGAACATATAGTTCGGAATTTGAAGCTATGGGCAAGCGAAAATTATGAAAAGTTTGGGAAGGATGACTCTGAAAGGTCTATCAAACAAATAGCGCAAGGGTTTTATATGATTGCATTATCGTTAAGAGAGAAGAAAGCACCGCCAAGACTAACATACTTTGGTTGGACATTGAAGGATTTGCCAAGAGAATTAGAGGATGATAAAGATGGACTGGATCAAATGCACTGATAGGATGCCGACAGACGGGGAACTAATTCTTATCACGATTGAAAGTTGGATGGATAAGCATAGATATGTGTGGAAGACACAGGCAAGATGGCACAACGGTTTTTATGAGGTTTGGGAAGATGATGGACTTGCGTGTGGGTGGGCATCTGGCCGATTTGCCGGGTCAAAGGTAACTCACTGGATGCCGTGGCCTGAACCGGCGGAGGATTAAATATGTATAAATATGATATACCGTATCCCAAACCTGACCAATTATCTTTGAACATTAATGGGATTCCGATCAATATTTCAAAAAGAAAAGACTACCTTATCTCAAAAATGAAAGCGCATAGGAGAGAAACGGTACTGTCTGGTGCTGATGAATGCGCGAAATATGAAATTTTGGATTATTATGGAAACATTATTTTGAGGAAACAATATAAAAAGGGAGAATATGACCAAACAAATTCAGAATACCATGTTAAAAAGGAAAAGAAAATCAATTACATTAGGAATGGCGATTTCAATTTGATCGCGGATGATAGCGGGAATATCTTAACCGATGAAAAAATGTTAATATTCTTATATGACTTTCGATTTCATAATAGGATACCAGTGATGATTACCAATGATGCATTGGTATCACTTGCAACATATAAGCCGAAAACGAAAGAAGAATTTGTTTCTTTGCATGGTTTGGGGCAAAAAGTATACGACAAATGCGGAGAAATGTTTATAAATGCGATAGAAAATTTTGGAGAAAAGAAATAAAATATTGTGAGTGCCAAGTGCCTCTCCAGATGGAGCGAACAGTGCCAAGTGCCTTTTATCTTACGGGATAGGAGGCACTTTTTTCATGGAAATTCGGGAGTTGGTAGAGAGGGCATTTCAGAGGGATTTGTCCGATCCGTCTGCGCTATCTGATGCATTCGATTCGATCAGATTGTTGGAGCCAGAGGATTTTAAGCTGGCTCATGAGAAAAACAAAGAGGTACGTCGGCTGTCTGCAAAATTCGCCGCAGAACAAAAAAGCCTCCGCATGTTTGAGTTGAACAAACGGAGTCTGCTATTTGATGCACCGTATGATTTTGATGCATTTCTGCGCTATTTGGAATGGGACCGGAAGCCTGAAAAGAGATTTTACCTTCCGAGACGGCATTATTTGAAGAAGTATGTTGACGCATATCAGGAGATATTGGATGGAAAACTTGATTTCTTGTCCATATCCATGCCGAAACGAGCGGGAAAGTCCCAGCTTGGGATCAACTTTGTAAATATGCTGTCTGGGAAGTTCCCTGATCGGGCAACGCTTATGGAAGGTACTGGCGACGATCTTGTAATGTCCTTCTATAAGGGATGTCTTGAGTATCTGCAAACGCCGAATGAGTATTTGTTTTACGATGTGTTTCCGAGTAGTAAGCTGATTCAAACTAATGCGGACAGCAAGACGATTAACCTGTTAAATAAATCGCGGTTTCCAACCATCATGTGCCGCTCGATTGATGCACGGCAAGTCGGTCTTTCTGAAGCTACGAATTTACTTTATCTAGATGACTGCGTTGAGGGCCGGGAGGAAGCCAAGAATCGAAATCGCTTGGACGCAAAATGGGAGGTTATATCTGGCGATATTCTAGGCCGTGCAATCGAGGGTACGCCAGTCGTGATATGCGGGACACGGTATTCCTTGTATGACCCCATTGGGCGGCTCCAGGAGGAGATGCGGAAGCAGAGAAAACGGATGAAAATTATCGAAACTCCTGCGCTCGACCTTATTACCGATGAAAGCAATTTTGAGTATACCAGAGATGGTAAAAAGGTATTCACGACACAGTATTTCAGGGATCAGCGTGAAATGTTGTCCGCAGAACAGTTTGAATCTGAATTTCAGCAGCAGCCATTTGAAGCAAAAGGCTTATTATTCCCAGAGAATGAATTGAACCGATATTTTGAGTTGCCCGTTGACCGTGAGCCGGATGCTATTATTTCTGTCTGTGATACGGCAGAAGGTGGCGGAGACAGTGTTATGATGCCGATTGGATATATCTACGGAGAAGACACATTTATTGAGGATTGTGTATTTGATAACAGTACTCCAGAGGTGACGAAACCGCAATGCGCTAAAAAGCTGGTAGAGCACAAGGTTTCGGTTGCTACTTTCGAGAGCAACAATGCGGGGACATATTTTGCACGCGATGTTGAAGAACTTGTTAAGAAAATGGGCGGTCGTGTGAGCATTAGAACGAGGCGTACTATCAGCAACAAGCAGACGCGCATCGAAATGGCATCTGATGGTATATTAAAACACTTTTACTTCAAGGATAAATCTCTCTATAAACCCTCCGACCAGTATGGGCAAATGATGCGTGAACTGGTGACATACACCCGAACTGGCAAGGTGAAGCACGATGATTCACCAGACGGCCTTTCACTTTTGGAAAACGAAATTCGCAACTTAACTTGGGGGAAAGTAGAGGTATTTACGCGGCCATTTTAAAATCTCGAATAATCCATTAGACACATATAGATATATAGGTTGTTATCTTAACAACGATTGATGTATAATATATTTGGGTAAACATAATTATCCAATTTTCCTACCCTTTCGGGCTGTGACCAACCACGGCCCAAAGGACAACCCACTCCCCCGGCAGGGTATCTAGTGAGCAGATATTAAACGGAAAGGAGAGCCTCTCTTGTACGTTTCCTGCCGGGGGACTCCCTTCACGTTAACCTGCTCCAGAGTTTCGCAATCGAAGCCGACATGCGGAGCAGATAACGACTGAGCGGTGGCGGAACAGGTAGACGCTATGGTGACGGGTAGAGTGGCACCTATTATCCTTCTGGCGGTATGGGTATAGTCCCTCGGGTTTGAAGGCCGCAGTAATGCGCGACGGGCGTTAGACAGAAATCCACTCATGTGAGGTGCAAATCCTCACCCGCTCAAACAATATACGGGTGTAGCTCAATGGAGAGCGCCGGTCTCCAAAACCGGAGGTTGGGGGAACAGAGCCTTCCGCCCGTGCCAATCCCTGCACGACAATGGTCTTGGTCCATATCACCTGAACAGGCGATGGCGGCTTGCAACGCAGCAGGGAATATATGCCGCATGAGCGCATCAGCCCACGTATCAGGGCCGGAGGGTCGCACCCTCCATGCGGCAAACACATCAAGCCCCTTGCGGGCACTAAACAAACTGCTCCAACGGCCAAGGAGTTGACTGTGGAAAGACACTATACTGGCGAATCGGGGTCGCGTATCTTGCCAGTGAAATCACCAGCGGCCTGCCAGTAGCCATAGCTGGCCGACTCCGGGTAGAATGGCAGCCTTTGAGAGTCAAAAACGCGCTATCACGCTGAAAACTACCCTCGCTGCGATGTTCTGAAAAGGTAGCAGTCAGGGTGTGACAATCTAAGCGGAACAGCGCACAAAAAACCAGCCGTACAGGTTTGTGGAGCGGGATTGTTGGAACGATTTTGCTCTAGTTTTGAGGCGGCCTATATGCCGAGTGCAGCAGCAGAAGGCCGAACCGCGGCCATGGGAACAGCGGCGAGGCCGTGGCGGCTCACTGCCGCCTCTCGGCTCCAGAATAGCGGCTCACGTCTACGGACGTGGGGATTATGAAAACCGCTCCTGACTGTTGGAAGAGACAACATATATGCCGCTCCTCGCCGCATGAGGCGGGCGGTGGCACCAAAGATTGAAAGGAGTCGCCCAACCAAATGAAGATTGACATTTACTGCCCTGTCTGTGCCGCCGCCGGTATCAATCATGGAAAAGGGCGGCTCTTGATGCAGGTGGATAGCAAAACAAGGGGTATAGTTTATCCATACTGCAAGGCTTGCAAAAAAAACATCAAGATCGAGTTAAATGGCGATAAAAGCGCCTGAGAATTATAGTTTAGTGCCAAGTGCCAGGCCACTAGCTGGCCTCTAAGAGTGCCAAGTGCCGATCAGTTACCGAGGAACCCTCGGTAGTTGGTCGGCATTTTTGTTGTTCTGGAGGTGACAAGGTGACGGAGAACGATACTGTTCGGGCTATATCCGAGTGGCCGGTCGATAGTCTGACCGGTCGGCGCAAAATCTACACCGCAAAAAAGAAAGTCACCCCGGAAAATGTGGTGGAGGTGCTGGGCAAAGCGCTGGCAATACACAGGATCAACAGAGCGGAAACAGTCTACTTGTATGACTATTACAAAGGGAAACAGGATATTCGACTGAAAGATAAAATCGTCCGCCCGGAAATCAACAACAAGGTCATGATAAACCGAGCGAACGAGATCGTAACCTTCAAGACGGCTTATCTGCTGGACGGGCCAATCCGTTATGTGTCTAACGGTGGAAAGGATGATGTTTCTGTCAGTGTGAACACGCTCAATGAGTATATGCGCTCTGAAAGCAAGGACACACTGGACAAGGAATTAGCGGACTGGATGCACATTTGCGGCGTAGCGGTACGCATGGTACTCCCTGACAAAGCTGGTGAGGAGGACGGTTCCCCGGCATCCATCTACACACTCGACCCGCGAGCGGCGTTCTGCATTTACCATAGCGGCGTAGGGCAGAAAAAGGTCGCTGGTGTTCTGGAACAGGTAGACGAGGAGGGCCAGCCATACTTCTGCGTTTACACTCCTGAATGGTATTTCGAGGTGCAGAACGGCCAGATCACTAAGCAGGAGGGCCGCACCATCCCCTATATCCCCATTGTGGAGTATGTGAACAACGATGCCCGGATGGGAGCCTTTGAGCCAGTCATTCCTATCCTGAACGCTATCAATATGATTGAGTCCAATAGGTTGGACAGTATTCAGGATTTCGTCAACGCTTTTGACGTCTTCCAAAACTGTGAGTTGGAGAACGGCCAGTACAAAGAACTGGCAAAGGGCGGCATGGCAATCACCATCAAAAGCATTCAGGCCGGAATGGAGGCCAAGGTCTACCGCATTGCCTCTGAACTGAACCAGACCAACACGCAGACCATTGTGGATGACCTGGAAGATGCTTACCTGACCATCTGCGGAATGCCAAACCGGAACGGCGGTTCCTCCACCAGCGATACTGGGCAAGCTGTCATTTATCGGGACGGTTGGTCCGCAGCCGAGAGTCGGGCCAAGGACACGGAAAAGACCTGGGAGCGGGCAGAGCGAGAGTTTTTGAGGCTGGTGCTGTATATCTGCCGGGAGACTGGAGATTTAGGCTTGCAGCTATCCGACATTAAGCCGGAGTTCACTCGGAAGAACCTATCCAACATCCAGTCCAAGGCGCAAGTGCTGGCGGAGATGCTGAACAACAGCAAGATTCATCCGAAGCTGGCGTTCCAGTATAGCGGGATGTTCAGTGACCCCGAGGAAGCATACAGAATTAGCGCACAGTATGCAGAGGATCAGCAGCGCAAATTGCAGCGGAGTTTGAGGGATGAACTAAATGCCGACAGAAACGAACCCGTACAGACTAACGGACAAGGCAATCGAGTTACTGAACTTGAGAGCGGTCAAGAGGTTTGAGGACGCAAAGGATGAAGCGGCGCTGGCGAAATTTGATGAACTCAATGTGCTGGAAGTCACCCGAACACTGTATCAAGACCTCGCCCATGATAATCAGGAAATCTTTCTTGAACTGGCGCAAGAGCGGTATCAGGAGGCAGAACCGCACGGAGAGGAACCGCCTAATTTAGCGTGGCTGCTGGCTCTGCTGGCGGGGTATTCGGCTGTTACAAAAGTCGTATATGACCATGAGATAGACCGTAAGAGAGGGTACACCGCCGAGGGAATCAATTCCAGTACAGCGAAGGTAACAGAGCTCCAAAGAGGGTTGCGCTATTGGGCGGATTTCACGGAGCAGTATGCGGATAGCGTGACCGATGAATCCACTTTGAAAGCCTACCGTGACGCTGGCGTGAAAAGGGTCAAGTGGCACACCGTGCTGGATGGAAGAGAGTGCGCGACTTGTCAGGAACGGGACGGAAAGATATACCCGATTAACGCCGTCCCCCCCAAGACGCACAAGCATTGTAGATGTTGGGTGGAGGCCGTGAGATGACAGAGTGTTCGTTCTGCAAGGCATTAAGCATACACAAATTTGCTGAAGAACGCAGTGAAGAAGGGTTTTCTTACCGGCATAGAGCGGCGCTTTTGACGGTGACGAAACACAACAATAGCGGCAACGAGGCGAGAAGTGTTGACTACATAAAGAATGGAAAAGGTTGTCCTCTTAACTACTGTCCTGAATGCGGGAAAAGACTAAAAGAAATTTGAGCGGCTAACCACCGTTTGAATATGGCGGAGAGAACCGCCTTACCAAACCCAAAATGTCAGAGAAGACAAAAATCCCAATACGGTGCAGAGAAGCACCTTAAAATCCCAAATAACGGAGGAATTCAAACCATGCCGAACATCGACACCAGCACAATTGAAGGCTTCGCGGCTATGACCGCAGAGCAGAAGGTTGAAGCTCTTTTGAAAGCCGAAATCCCGGAGGCCGTTGACCTCAGCCAGTATGTTGCGAAGAAGACCTTTGACGAAAAGGCTACCGAAGCAGCGAACCTATCTAAGCAGCTCAAGGCCAAGATGACCGATGACGAGGCGGCCAAGGCCCAGGCTGAAGCTGACCGCAAGGCGCTAGAGGACAAGTACACCGAGCTGCTGCGCAAGTCCACCATTGCCGAGCACACCGCCCGCTATATCGCCATGCCGGGTTATGACGAGAAGCTGGCCCGTGAGACAGCGGAGGCACTATTTGATGGAGATATGGAGCGGGTGTTTGCTAACCAGCAGAAAGCCAACGTTGCCTATGAAAAGAAACTGCGGGCCGATTTGGTGAAGCAAGACCCTAAGCCTGACGGTGCTGGTGGTGGAGATAGCGGCAAGGACGACGCCGTTGAGTTTGCCAAGAAGCTGGGCAAGCAGCGGGCCGACGCCCTCAAAAACGCAAACGAAGGTTTGAAACACTACTTTTGATTGAAAAGGAGAGAAACAGATGAAGTTTACCAAGATGTCTGTTGGCGGAACCGTTGAGATTCTGGCCGCTGATGATTTTGTGGCGATCCCCATTTGTGTCACGGAAACCGCTGCTGTCCCTGCCGGCATGCCCATGACCGCAGCCGGGAAGAAGGTGGCGACCACCTCTTATGCCACCGCTGTGGGTATGCTGCTGTATGATGTGGACCCCACCGAGAATCCTAACGGTGCTCTGCTGGTGCAGGGTGTGGTGGACAAGAAGAAGGTCGAGGATCATGCGAGCATCACGCTGGATGATACTTTTGCTGTGCCCGGTATCATTCTGCGTGACAACATTGGCGTGAACGAGTAAGGAGGGATACATAATGGATTTGAGAGAAGTTTTTACTCCCGCTGCGATTGCGGCCAACTGGACTGAAGTCGCCTCCAATCAGATTCCTTACCTCGGCGCGACACTTTTCCCCGCCCGAAAGAAGGCTGGCCTCGACCTGTCTTGGCTCAAGGGTTCCCGTGGCTTGCCTGTGTCCCTGATGCCCTCCGCGTTTGACGCCAAGGCAACCTTCCGTGACCGTATCGGATTTGAGAAACTGGAGACCGAGATGCCCTTCTTCCGTGAGGGATACAAAATCAAAGAGAAGGACCGCCAGGAGATGCTTCGGGTGCAGGAGTCTACCGACCCTTATGCCGCTGAGGTGATTGCCCGTGTGTTTGACGACACCCGCGATTTGATTGATGGTGCAAATGTCGTGCCCGAACGGATGATTATGCAACTGCTGTTCCCCGAGGGCGGCGATGTGGGTATTGCGATCAAGGCAAACGGTGTGAACTATACGTACAAGTATGATACGGATGGTTCCTGGAAGACCTCTAACTATACCGCACTGACTGATACAGCCACTTGGGACAAGCCCTCTACGGCTGACCCGTTTGCGGCGTTCAAGACGGTCAAAGACGCTATCCGTTCTAAGACTGGCACTGAACTAACAGTTGCTATTATGAACTCCTATACTTTTAATCTAATGGCTAAAACCGATGCCATTATGAAGCGGTATATGAGCACTAATGGCCTTACACTGGGATACCTAACTGATTCTGAGGTAAAGGCTGTTGTGGAGTCCACGTCCGGTCTGCGGATTGCAATTTACGACAAGCAGTTCCGGGACGAGGACAAGGTTGCCCATGCATTTGTGCCCAATGGCTATGTTTGTCTGATTCCTGACGGTGCTCTTGGTAGTACTTGGTATGGAACTACGCCGGAAGAGGCAGACCTTCAAGGAGCCTCCAGCGCCGAGGTTTCTATCGTGAACACTGGTGTGTCGATTACCCGAGAGATTCAGACTCATCCTGTGAACATCAACACCTATGCGTCTGAAATCGTTCTGCCCTCCTTCGAGCGTATGGATGAGGTGGCGGTGCTCAACGTCCTGGGGGAATAATCGGGTCTGACACTCTAACCCTTTTCCCCGGCAGTCAGACCCTATTGTGGAAGCAGGTGTCCGAGCTGGTGGGAGATGACCTGATGGTCAAGGCTGATGGCTCCGTGGTCGGCACGTTCCATTATGTAACGGGATACACTGAGTTCAGTTCTGAGCCGGACGAACAGGAGGGGTATTACTTTCCTTTCCATTTGACCAAGACCGGAACTAAGATGACTTTCAAGAAAAACGGGTCTCCGACCAAGCAGGACATTGCATTTGATCCGGATATTATTTTCCGGGTTACGAAGACCGATACTTTTGAAGTCTTTGTGGACGGACAAAGTATTGTTAAGTTCAACTTCTCTGGAGCTACATTTGAGAGTTAAGAAAAGCGGGAGGCAGCATGAAGTTTATTCCAAATTACCGCGTGTGCTATGGTGACCAGTTTTATGAGGCTGGGACTCCGTTCCCTATTAAGGCCGACGACGCGGATATGATGAAGCGGCACGGGACGGTGTTGGATGAACCGACGCCGCCTCCCGCTGCTGAACGAAGGGCCGGGAGACCGAGGAGGGGGAATAATGGACAACTTAGCGAGATTGAAACTCCGAACCGAAGAGGTTGACGAAACTGTCTTGCAAGATTGCCTAGAGAGCGCAAAGTCAGCGATTATGGCCCGACGTTACCCTTTTCAAGAGTGGCCGGAGGAACTGGAGAGCCGGTATTTGGATTTGCAGTTCAGGGTAGCTCTTGCAATTTATAACAAGCAGGGCGGCGAATTTGAGACCGCCCACACGGAAAACGGTGTGTCCAGGTCTTATGGTTCTGAGGGTATTCCACAAGAGTTGCTTTTGGAGGTTACTCCGATGGCAAAAGTCACAAGTTGATATTGCTGGGGGACAGCGGTTAGCTCCCGTTGGCGCACCTGCATTGCGCCTAACCCCTTCAATATACCTATGCAGGAGGTAAAAATGGGAAAATTTGTTGATTTAACTGGCAAGAGATTTGGGATGCTCACAGTTCTGTCACAGGCTGATAAAAACAAGTGCAACCATATTGTCTGGCTCTGCAAGTGTGACTGCGGGAACACAAGTCTTGTAGAAAGCGGATCTCTTATCGGTGGGAGAACAAAATCTTGTGGTTGCTTACAAGAAAAATATCTGCACGCTCGCAAAATTGGGAAAAGAACACACGGAAAATCACAATCCAGACTTTATGCAGTTTGGAAAGGCATGAAGCAAAGGTGCAACGATCCCAATAGCGACAATTATTATAGATACGGTGGTCGCGGTATATCTGTTTGTTTTGAGTGGGAGTCTGATTTTACTGCATTTGAAAAATGGGCTATGGAAAACGGCTATGATGAAACAGCTCCACAAGGTAAATTTACAGTAGATAGGATTAACAACGACGGGAATTACGAACCATCAAACTGTAGGCTTGTGGATATGAAAACGCAATATCATAATCGAAATTTGCCAAAGTCCATTAAAGAAATTTCTGAGGAACACGGATTAACGTACGATGCGGTACGCCAGAGAATGAAGAAAGGCGCAAGCATAGAAGACGCGCTCAAAAAGCCGCTTCGGAAGAAAGTGAGAGTCCTAATTAACGGACAGTACAAGACTGCAAAAGAGCTTTCCAAAGAAAGCGGAGTTCCAGAACCGACGATATACTATAGAGTAAAAATCGGGTTATCTGGAGAAGACGTTATTCGTATGTAAGGGGGATGATTGTTTTCAGAAATTTAATGATTAACTGTCAGCCTGTATTCTTCAAAAACCTCATTGGAACAGAAGAATTGATGGATGAATTTGGTAACAGCCTCGGAAGTTACCTCCCCATTTACAGCGAATTGAAATCCACTATGCTCTGCGTCTCCCCTAACAAGGGCAATTCTGAGGTGGAACAGTTTGGCTCTCTGGAGGATTACGACCGGACGGCTACCACCGCCGACCCGCATTGCCCCATCGATGAGAACTCCGTGCTGTGGGTAGACGGGGCCGATACAGACGGCCCGTATAACTACATCGTAAAGCGGAAAGCCCCGTGGAAAAATTCTACGCAGTACGCCATAAAGAGGGTCACTGTGTCGGAGTACGAGGCAGAAAAAAACCTGTTCGAGCAGAAAGCAAAAGCGGAGGCCGCCTATGCTAACCATCAAACTGAAACTGAATACGGACTCCATCAATCAGGCGTTGAAGGAAGCCAAGGCGTACCAGAAGAAAGTTGAGCAGGCACCGCAAAAGCTGATTGAATACCTGACAGCGCAAGGCGTTGAGATTGCCAAAATGAACGTGTCTGACATGAACGCCTACGACAGCGGGGAGTTGTACAACAGCATCCACGCCGAGCAAAAGTCTGGTGTTGGGTATGTCATAGCGGACGCTGCCCATGCCGCTTTCGTGTGCTTTGGCACCGGCATCGTGGGAAAGAACAATCAACACCCGAATATCGCAATCGCCGGGTGGAAGTATGACGTGAACGACCACGGGGAACTAGGGTGGTGGTACATCGGGCGTGATGGACGGGCACACTGGACAAAGGGTATGCCATCCAGGCCGTACATGTATAACACCGCCCAGCAACTCAGGCAAATGGTCATTCCAGCGGCAAAGGAGGCGTTGAAATGATTGACGTGGAGAGCCTGATATTCAGTCAGGTCGCAGAAGCCCTCCGGGTGGCTTTTCCAGGAATATTCGTTAGTGGCGAATATGTAGACACCCCTGCGAAGTTTCCCGCCGTGACCATCGTGGAGAGCGACAATGCGGTAGTGCAGCGAATGCGAACGACCAACATTGAGAACGCTGTAACGCTGATGTATGAGGTAAATGTTTACACCAACACCGTCGGCTACAAGAAGTCCGAGGCAAAAGACATTATGGAAGCCGTTGATGGCGAATTTTCCAAACTGGGATTTGCGCGGACAATGTGCAATCCTATTTCAAACCTGAGCGACGCCACGATCTACAGAATGGTGGCGAGATACACAGCTACGGTGGGCAAAGATTTTTGGGTCTACCGTGCAGACTAATTCAGAAAAGAGGTAATTCAATTGAGTCAGAGACTTTCTACTGCAGGTATGACATTGCAGTATGCCGTTGAGACGAGTGCCGGGACCCGTCCAACTACAGGGTACATTAAAATTCCAGAAGTGAAATCTATGCCAAGTTTTAATCCTAGTCCCAATACCATTGATTCCACCACTCTGGAGGAGACCGAGTACATGACCTATGTCCAGGGCTTGAAGGACTTGGGCGGCGCTCTAGAGTATGGGGCAAACCTGACCGAAGACCTGATCGACGCTTGGGATACCCTCATGGGGGCTTATGATACAGCCGTTGAAGGAGATAAGCAGGTGTGGTTTGCCGTGGTTCATCCGCAGCTGGCAGATGCTACTTACTTTGTTGGAACTCCTGCTCCCCTTGGATTGAACGAGGCCAGCGTTGGCTCTATGCTGGAGACTACGCTTTACATCACACCAAATAGTGCCCCTGTGATGGCGGCAAAACCCACCGAGGGACCCTGATTAACAATCTTGAGGAGGCATACAAATGAGCGAAAAGACCATTGATATTCAGGACATCGTAAAGCCTGCCCGCCTGACTGATGATAAGACTGGGCAAGTTTATGTCCTGGATTTTTCTCGTGAGAGTATTGTGTTTGCTGAACGTAACAAATTCAAGCTGGAAGATGCCATTGAGTATCCTGTTACTGGCATGAGGGACCTGTTCTACTATGCGTTTCGCAAGAACCACCGGAATATCTCTAGGGAAAAGACAGACAAGTTGATCGAAAAGTGGGGCGGCGGCATCCCGGAGGAACTGGTGAAGCGGCTCATTCAGCTTTATCAGCAAGCTCTTGCGTCCAACTCTATCGTTGTTGACGAGGACGCCGCAAAAAACTCCGGACTGACTCTGGAGCTGTAAAGGGTCCAGAGTCATTTGAAGAACTGTTCGTGCGTGACTGTTCGTATTATCTCTCTATCGGTATGACATGGGAGCAATACTGGACCGGAGACGTGTGGATGGTGAACATTTATAGGGAGGCTGATAGACGTCGTATGGAGCGAACAAATGCGGAGTCCCATTTGATGGGAATGTACATTTATGAGGCTTTGTGCGACGTCTCCCCCATTCTTCATGCTTTTGCCAAAAATGGTGCAAAACCGATAGAGTATCGAACGGAGCCGTATCCTTTGTTTGGGAAAGATAAGCCCAAAGAGAAATCTGAACAGCAGGAAGAGCGGGACGCATTGTTTGCCAAGGCGTATATGAGTCAGATGGTAAGGGCCGGAAAGAGCTGGGGAAAGAAATAGCGCCCCCGTTGCACCTTGAAAACTTCATAGAGATAGCGGAGATTTTGATTGATTTCCTTCCGTTGTGTGATGTATCATATAATGAAGGGGGCGATTAAAATGAAGAATTTTTTTTCTGTACTATTTGCCTTTTTAATGATTATCGGGTTAACGTCATGTGGCGAGAGTACTGAACATGAATATCATGATACATCAGATTCTAACAATCCAGAAATTGCAAGCACGGAAGATGTGAAAAACGCATTTTTGCAAAATAGAAGTTTTCGTGTCGATATTGAGTCAATCAATGAAACGGGTAACTACTATAACTTAGAAATATCTTTTGTCGGAGAGAGCGTAAGACAGGACGACCCGAGTGTATGTGCAATTGATGTAGATCGATTGATTGGAATTATTTGCGAAAACAATCAATCTGTGTATAAATGCCTTGGGACAGTTATCTTCAATTGTCCATCAGAGGAGAAAAATTTCCAAACTTCTATTCAAATCCAGGAATACAAAAGCGGGGATGATATAGCTTTTTGTGATACCATGAATGACAAAAGTGAACTTGTTGTTATAACAAAAGAAGATGTAGACTCCACTAAACAGGATGCTCAAAAGGAATTAGATGAAGAATTAAGTCAGAGAAGAGACTTAAATATTGGCGATACTTTGTATAGTGACAATAAAATTTCTATAGTATATAATGGTGTAGTACAGTATGAAACGGTGTATGCCGCTGATAATCTGGATGTTCCAAAATCTGCAATAGTTTTTTCTGTTGTCAATAAAACGGGCCAAAATCTAACAATTGGATTTTTTGACTTGCATGTAAATGGAGTTGATAGTGGACATATCACAAGCCATTCAATATCAGAAAATGAAGAAAATCTTATTGAGGTCAGATTTGATGAATTGCCAGAAGTAGTAGAAGATATACATGCAAGTGGGAACATCATGTTTGATGATTACTCAACCTCAGATTTTAAGTTCTGAAATTTAATAATCGCCCTCCGCTTAGGAATAGGCGGAGGGCCGTTTTATTTCTAGGCGTATCGAGGTTTCCGCTATCTCTATGAAGTTTGAGGTAGCGGAATTTTATATTTTAGTGCCAAGTGCTTTATTGCCAAGTGCCAATATAGAAAGGTGGTGGCAATATGGCCGTAGATATTGATAGCCTGCAAATTGAAATCGAGGCGACGTCCAGTGATGCAGCAAAGAAGATTGAGGCGCTTACTACTGCATTGACCGGGTTAAAAACCGCGGCTAAAGGAGGGGCGGGGCTTACAACCACCACAAAGCAGTTAAAGGCACTTTCGGAAGCAGCAAAGTTAATCAATGGTGCAAATCTGAACAGTGGAAAAATCAAAGAGTTCACGGCTGCAATGAATAGCTTGGCTGGCATCCAGAAAGCAAACGGCCTTTCCTCTACGATCAACGCTCTAAGGAAACTCCCTGAGATCAGTACGTCGCTTGAAAAGACAGACCTTGGTAAATTCGCAAAGCAGATGGAGCAGGTGGCCGCTGCTGTGCGCCCGCTGGCGGCTGAAATGCAGAAGGTGTCCAATGGATTTTCGGCATTTCCCATCAGAATTCAGAGGCTTATCCAGAGCAATGCAAGTCTGACGGCATCAAATAGCAGAGCAGCAAGAAGTTTCGGCGTTCTTGGGACGGGCATCAGTTCTGCGGCAGCTAAATTCAGTATTTATTATTTGGCATTCAAGCGGCTTGCCGATGTTATTTCTGGCTGGATAAAGTCGGCTAATGACTACGTTGAGACAGTCAATTTGTTTCAGGTCTCCATGGGTGAGTTTTACGATGAAGCCTATAACTATGCAATGTTGGTCAACGACCGGCTTGGCATTGACCCCGAAGAGTGGATGCGTGCGCAAGGCGTGTTCATGTCTATGGCAAACGGTTTTGGGTTAGCACGGCAACAAGCTTATGACCTAAGCGAGGGCTTGACGGAACTGGCCTACGACCTGAGTTCTCTGTATAACGAGGACACAGAACAGTCGGTCTTACGTTTGCAGTCCGCTCTTGCTGGCGAAATCGAGCCTATCCGTCGCTTAGGTATCTCGATTAGTCAGGCCGCCTTACAGGAATATGCTCTTGCTCATGGCATTGATGAAAGCGTTGCAGCCATGACAGAACAGGAAAAGGCGTTACTGCGGAGCCTAGTTCTGATGGAGGGAGCCTCCCGGATCGGGGCTATTGGAGATTTCGCAAAAACCTTGGAATCCCCCGCAAATGCTATGAGAGTGCTGCGCCAGCAAATTACTCAGCTTGGTCGAGCGATTGGCACGGTGTTTGTCCCTATCCTCATTCAGGTAATCCCATGGGTTCAAGCATTTGTTGAGATATTGACGGAGGCAATTCAGCGGTTTGCTGTTCTGGTCGGATTTGAAATGCCGGAATGGGAGACCAATGATTGGGGAGAAGATATCAAAGAAAATGCTGACTCCGCTGCTGATTCCGTTGGCGATACAACTGACGAATTAAAAAAGCTAAAGCAGCAGCTTTTAGGAATCGATGAACTAAATATCATCGGGGCATCCAACGAAATCAAATTGGATACTGGAGAAGCCGGAAAATGGACCGACGATCTTGAAATCCCGGATATTTGGGACAAAACCGCCCTTGATGCGTTAAAAAAGCAAGTGGACGAAATCAAACCTGTTTTGAAAGATTTGCTTGACAACTATATCATTCCCATCGGTTCTGCACTGCTTGCGTGGAGAATTGCAAGGACATTGTTTACAGATATCGGCCGCCTTAAAGCTTTGCTAGGCGGGTTGATGTTCACAGTAGGTATTTCTTTGCTGATTGACAGTGTAAAAGACATTCTTTTTGGGGATGGACTAACATGGGAAAACATCCTAAAAGGCGCAGCTGGAGGAGCACTTGCCGGGGCTGGACTTGGCCTGCTTTTGGCTAAGAAACTTGGCCTCACTTGGGCTGGTGGAATGCTGCTTGGAGCTGTTGTCGGTCTTGGACTTTCCTTGATGGTCATGTCCATTGCCTCTCAAATCAAAGACGGACTGAACTTTGGGAATGTTCTTTTAGGTGCTATTGGCGGTGCATTGGCTGGAGGGGCGCTTGGCGGATACTTTGCATTCAGAAAAAATCTAAATCCTGCGCAAGGAGTTCTTGGTGGCATAATTGCAGGAATTGGCGTGTCTCTCTTGATTTCGTCTATCACGTCGATTCTTCAAGATGGTCTTAACATTGGAAATGGCATCATGGGTCTCATTGGCGGTGCATTGGCTGGATTTGGTATCGGTGCAGTCATTGCTGGAGGAGCTGGAGCCGCTTTTGGGCTAGTAATCGGAGTCGGATTGTCTCTTGTGATTATGGGAATTACTGCGCAGATTAAAGAAGGCGCTGCAACCCTTTCTGGTGGACTGATGACAATACTCGGGTCTGTATTAGCTGGTGCGGGAATTGGCTCCGTTGTCCCTGTTATCGGTACTGCCGCTGGTGCCGTTATCGGACTTGGTGTTGGCATTGTTCTCGAAATTGTTGGTGTTGAAGCGGCAGCAAATGCGGCGTATGCGGCATCGGAAGATTTTGAAATCATGGCGGACATTCTTGACCGTTGCACAGAAGCGTCCGAACGCACAGACCAAGCGTTTACCAATATGAAAAATCGTTTAGAAGATTTTGATTCGTCTATTGCTGATTTTCAAGTTGCCAGACAGCTTGCGGACGAAATTTATGCCATTAACGATAATGCAAATGCATCGGCTTACGAATTAGATCAAATGGCGGTAAAGGTTCAAGTTCTGAACGATTTGAACATTGATGGGCTACATTTGGAAATTGATGAAACAACACAAAAAGTTAAAGAAAGTAAAGCCGCTGTTGACGAGCTGATTGATTCTTTGGAGCGAGAGGCCAAAATGGAGGCCCTACGAGAAATGCTTGTTGAGAGTTATAAAGAGCAATATCAGGCAATGCGTGATATGCAACAGGCGGCAAAGGATTATGATGCGGCCGCAGAAGCATTAAATAACACACAAAAAGAACTCAACGAAACAGACATTTTCAGTTGGGGGAAAGCCAGAGAACTTGTCGCTGCAAGAGAGAAAGAAACCGAAGCGGCAAAAGCCGCACAGGAAACATACATGCAATCGGTTCAGCTATACAGTGATCTTCAAAGTGAGACTCAAGGTCTTACAGATTCTATTATTGGGTTAAAGCAAGAAGAATCTGGAGTTGGAGATGCTGGTATTGATGGAATGGAAGATTTGAAAACGGAAATCAATCATTTTAGCCAATCTATTGATATGAGCCAGTTTGAAAATCTAGGAAAGCAAATGGCAGATAACATGTATAAGGGATTCACCAGTTCTGACCTGCTGCAAGATGCCATCAAAAATCTCGGGAATGGCGCATCGTATAGTTCGGAAAATTCTTCCTCCCGTTCGGCCAACAGCTATTCTATTCAGGATATCACTGCATACGCCTCCGGCGGCTTCCCCGAGCATGGGCAAATGTTCATTGCCCGTGAGGATGGGCCTGAGCTAGTTGGTCAAATGGGCAACCGAGCAGCGGTGGCGAACAATGACCAAATCGTTGACGGTATCGCTTCTGCTAATACCGGAGTCATCAATGCGGTTATGGCAATCGGTGCAATGATTACTAAGGCAGTCAACGATAAAGATACAACAGTTTCTCTGGATGGCCGTCAGGTGTCGAGGAGCCTGTACAAATACAACCAACAGACGCAGCGAGAAAAAGGCGATCCCATTACATGAAAGGCAGGATAAAACGTGACATTGACTGTAAACGGAACGGATTTGACGCCTTATATTGCGTTCGGCGGCGTACAGTGGCAAAGGGCTGATGTAGACGGCCCAAATGCCACACGCTCAATCGATGATGCGTTTCTTACGAGAGATCGGATAGCCATAAAATATCGATTGGATATTACTTGCCGCCCATTGACGCTAGAAGAAGCAAGCCTCGTTCTCTCATCTATTCTGCCCGAGTATGTCACAGTTACATACACAGATCCTGTGGAGGGCGGAGATGTAACAAAGCAAATGTATTCAAACAATATCCCCGCCCAATTCCTAATCAAGACCAGAAATGGGAAAGAGTTATGGGGTGGAATCACATTCCCTCTGATTGAAAGGTAAAGAAATGGCAGTTAATCGAATTCTCGTTGGTGATATAGAAATAACGGGGATTTATAATCTGACGTCTGGAAACGTCAATTTAACTACTTCTCTTTTAAACGATGTCCTGGAAATGGACACGCTTGATTGTGACTTTAATAGTCAACTGGATAGTTCCACAATCTTGGCTACCATTGGGGAAAAGGTGGTTTACTACCATGGAGATCAGCAAAGACAAACCCTCTATGTAGATAGTATCAAACGAACTGGGCCTAGTTCCTATCATCTGTATGCGATATCAGCGGTATCCAAGCTAGACACTATGCTCCATCCCGGCGGAATTTACACCGGACAGACCGCGGAATCAATCATAAAGAATATTTGCGGTGAAATCCCCGTTATTGTAAAAAGCAATCTAAAGAATGTTAAGTTGTATGGATGGCTCCCCTATTGTAGCCCACCGAATAGCTCCGCACGAGACAATCTCAATCAAGTTCTGTTTGCTATTGGCGCTTGTCTTACTACCGATTTGAATGGTGTTTTGCGAGTGGAGACGTTTTGGGATGGAACCATATCGACAATAGATACGAAAAAGACGGACATGGCTGGCTCAGTTACAGATAATCAAAAAATTAGTGCGATCTCTGTTATTGAACATCAGTTTGCGGAAGGACAAGAAAGCCAGGAGTTGTTTAATGGAACAGCTCAGAACGGCGATCTAATCATTTTCAATGAGCCGATGCACACCCTGTCTGCTTCCGGATTTTCCATTTTGGAAAGCGGAGCAAACTACGCAAAAATCTCTGCCGGTACAGGGACGCTTACGGGGCTGAAATATATCCACAACAAGCGAAAAATTGCAAAGGTAATCAATGAAAATGTACCTGAAAATGAAAAAGGCAAAGAAAATGCAACCCTTGTTTCTTTGGTGAATTCAGTTGCAGTTGCTGAACGGTTAGCGAGCTTCTATGCATGTAATAAAACACTTCAAGCTTCGTTTCTGACCGAAAAGGAAAAGCCCGGACAAGTTGTAAAGGTCATGGACCCATACGATCACGAAATCGTTTCTGCTTGTATTGAGTCAATGGATGTAAACATGTCCTCAACGCTGAAAGCGAATGCCGAAATGCGAATTGGATTTATTCCGTCGCAAGTTGATGATTTCAAAACATTTGATGAACGCATCGTACTCACCGGATCAGGGACTTATCAAATTCCTACTGAAACAACTTTAATCCGCTATGTTTTAATAAGCGGAGGCCAGGGTGGACATTGCGGGCAAAAAGGTGGGGATGTTGGCACGTCGCCATCTGTATCCTGGACCAATCCTCCACCATTTGAGAGCCAGTTACGCGGCTGCGGACTTGCGAACGGCGGTGCAGGCGGAAACGGCGGTGCTCCGGGCGCGGGGGCCAGAATCCTTGAAGGAACCCTGGATATCTCCGGGATAGACTCTATTGTATACAGCTGCGGCGTAGGTGGCCTGGGTGCTGCCTATGACCCGGATGATCCGGATGGCTCTGCCGGCAGCGACACAGAACTCGGCGCTGCAACCACAGCTGGAGCACAAGCCCCGGAGGCTGGATACACAGATCCCCTCACCGGGGAAAAATACGGAGGAATCGGTGACCAGGGAATCCCCGGAGGCAAGGGCGCGGGGAAGGCGGCCAAAGTCACAACCATCAACAGTGATACTGTCCAGCTCTTTGACCCCGCTGAAAACGTTACCGACGAGGACGGCAACACTTGGAACGGAGGCTTGACAGAATCCGATACAGATGATCCAGAACGTGTCGCTATGAAGACGCGAAAGAATGACGGCGCCTACATTTGGTATAGCCGAGGTTTAGGTGCAGGTGCAGCTGCCGGTAAAAATGGTAATGGCCCCGGACCCGATGCATCGGTGTCTGTACGATCTTCATCAATTGAGGCTACTGCTGCATCTGGTGTAAATGGCGCGACACCAACCTTGACGCCCAAAAAGCCTGCCCAGTATGGCAAAGGCGGACGCGGCGGTTATGGCGGCGGTGGCGCCAGCTCAGGAGGGCTTGCCGTTGGCTCCACAGATTCCTCGGATTACACGGTATCAATCACCGCCGGAACCGGGGGAATCGGCGGTAATGGCGGTACTGGTGGCCCTGGCGGGGATGGCTGCATCATCCTATATATCAGCCGCCGCGTTCCACAGGAACGCGGGCCGCTGGCGACCTCGGACACAAAATGGTTTTTAGACAAGCATGGCAGAAGATTCATCACGTGAGGAGGTACAAATGGCAACGATTGAAGAACTCGCTGCAAAAGTTGCTGAACTCGAACAGCAGATGGCAGCAATCACGGCCCCGCCTACCGAGTATTACACCAGTGCTTACAGTGGAGAGGAAATTGATGCAGCTGTCAAAAAGGTATCTGAAGGATTGGCTGGCGGCGTGACCTCCTTCAATGGCCGGACCGGTGCGGTGAAGCCTCAGGCTGGGGACTACAACGCCACACAGATCCCGGTGAGCGGAGAGCCGGAGGCGGAGACCGTTGCGGCGGCTTTGTCTAATAAGGCGCCCGGCCTCCCGGGCAAGTCTGGACCCGTCTCTGCAACAGGATGGTACAGGATTGCCGTAATCCACGGCAGTACCAGTAGGCCAGACAGTTTTATCGTGAGCATCGGGCACAACTACGCAACTAATGGCCCCAGCACTATTTTGGCATCTGTAACAACAACAGGCTATGCACGACGCATCACAATCCTGGATTCATCCTACAATCCAGGAACATATCCCATTGACAATCTAAGGCTGATATCTCTATCGGGAAATGAGCTGGCACTTGATGCCCACTATTCTATCAATGCGGAAAACTTCCTAAATTCCAGCTTTATCTTGGGGTTATCAGAACCCTCGCAGATTGTTCCGCAGGCACCGGCATCTGTCCAGGATTCGCCGTCTGGAGAAACATTAGAAGCTCTGGCCGATTGGTTAAATCCGCCCATGCAGTTAGGCGTCGAGTACCGCACATCGGAGCGGTACAACGGCAACCCTGTTTTTGTGATGGCCGTGAACGGCGGGGCGTTCCCGGACAACTCGTCAAAGACGATTGACGTCCAAATCCCGGATACCAGCGGCCAGGTAAAGATGCTTGATTGCTATGGCGTATTGGACAACGGAACGCAAATTCCGGGTCTTTTTGGAGGATCTGTTTTCGACGCATCAAACTATCTTGGCCTGTTTACACAGAACGGGAATGGGAAGTTCACAATTTCGGTCGGGGCTGGCCGTACAGTCGGATTAAACTTCACCTTATTCTTGAAATACTGGAAGGAGGGCACATGAAGATCATTAAATATCAGCTGGCAACGGAGGTCAATCACGGCACTCCCGAGGAGCCGGATATCGAGACGGTGCTGTCCGGTGTTACGATGCCTTACACGGAGGCGAATTACGCCATCGCCCAGGCTGAAGCCTATCAAGGGCAGATCACCGTGGAGGATGGGTTGCCGGAGCCGGAACCGGGAGCCGAGGACATTACCCTTGATATGCTGGCAGACCATGAGGAACGCCTGTGTATGTTGGAACTCACCACAACCACTGTATGACAAGAAAGGAGCAGGACCATGACAACTGTATACAATCTTTGCAAACTGCTGATTGACCGGGGGCGGACCGAGGGCCTCCTGGAAAAGATGGACGTGTATCTTGCCGCCGACAGGCTGACCCCGGAGGAATACAGCACCCTCAGCAAGATGATGACTGCGGAGGCGGCAGAGTAAGGAGGTCCTAATGGCTGACGAGAAGTGTATTCTGGACCCGCAGAGGGACTGTCTGGGACTCCAGAAAGCCAACATACTGGAAAAGCAGATGTCGGAATGGCGGGAGGCATCCCGCAGCACTCACAAAGAACTCTTTGACCGGATGCGGGAACTGGAAAAGGCGGAGGCCGCCCGGAATGAGCAGTACGACAACATCATGGAGAAGCTGGACCGGCTGATCGCATGGCAAGAGGCCGAGCAGGCCAAGCCGAAAAAGCGGTGGGAGGCCATCGTGGACAAGTCCGTGTGGGCGGTGCTTGCGGCTGTGATTGCGTTTATTCTGGCTCGCATTGGGCTGTAAAAAAGCGACGCCCCCGAAGGAGCGCCGCAAGCCCGTAGTATTCGTTGTCTCCGTCCATTGCGACTTAACGCGGAGGGAGCGCTATCAAAACAGCACATGTCTGCACAACGGGCAATAACATCTTACATCATTAGAAACCGGCGGTCAAGCCGGATATTTGAAAGGAGCTACCAATCATGAACAAGACCATCAATAACATCATCGATGACTTCAAGAGCGGCAAGATTACTGCGGAGGAAGCCAACAAGCTGCTGGTTGAGGCTGGCGCCGGATTCTCTCTGAACCCCGAAAAGAACCCCGATGGCGGATGGACCGAGGCAGAGATGGCGGGGGGATTCCTTCCCGGCGAGGAAAAGGAGCCTCTTCTGGACAAGGTAGACATGGGCCGAAATCAGGCGCTTGCCGGACAAGTGGTTCGCCAGAATACCAAGCGCGGAAAGTTTGATGTGACCTATGATGCAGACGGTTATGCCGTCAAGGCCATCCGAGTGTAATCGGGAGGTCTGATATGGACATTTCCTCTCTTGGCATCACCGGAGTGGCGGCTATCACCGTCATCTGCCTGCTGATCGGGCAGGGCGTGAAAGCGTCCTCTCTGGACAGCAAGTTCATCCCCATCATCTGCGGCGTCTGCGGCGCTGTGCTGGGCGTGGTAGGTATGTTCCTCATGCCTGACTTCCCAGCCACGGACTACATCACCGCGGCGGCTGTGGGCATTGTGAGCGGCCTGGCTGCTACCGGAGCCAACCAGGTAATCAAGCAGCTGGGAAGTGACAGTAAATGAGCTACACGCTGAAGGAGCAGCTGGCCAACCCCAGGAACTATGGCGGTTCCCGGGCGGCCAGCCAAATCCGGTATCTAGTGTACCACTACACCGGAAATGACGGGGACATGGCGGCAAACAACGCAAAGTATTTTCAGAACAACATCGTCAAGGCCAGCGCCCACTACTTTGTCGATGATACTACAGTCTGGCGGTCTGTGCCTGATCTAAAAGTGGCATGGTCCGTCGGCGGCAGCAAGTACGCCAACGCCGACAAGACTGGTGGCGGCACCATGTATGGTGTTATCACCAACACCAACAGCCTTTCCATTGAGATGTGCGACACCATCCGGAACGGTGTCTATCAGGCCAGCGAAGCAACTCTTGCCAACGCTGCCGCCCTGGGCCGGGCACTGATGGAAAAGTACGGCATCCCCATTGAGAACGTGTACCGTCACTTTGATGTGACAGGAAAGCACTGCCCGTCGTACTTGGTGAACGCCCAGAAGTGGGCAGAGTTCAAGAAGAGACTGGAGGTCAAGATCATGGACAATACACCCAGCGGCGCCCACAAGGCGGGCGTGGAATGGGCCGTTGCAAACGGCATCCTGACGGGCAACAGCGAGGGGGACCTGATGCTCTCCCAGCCCGTTACCCGGCAGCAGATGTGCACTATGTGTCATCGGCTTTGGGAGCTGATCGAAAGGACGTGAAACTGTGGCAACAGCCCGTGTCAGATTACCGGATAGCCTGGATAGCCTTATGCGCTCCGAGATGGAGACGGCCATCCGGGAAGCTAATCTTGGGAATGATGATACGGACATTGCCCGGCGCTACCTGATCGACCAGGTCCCGCAGATCGACATTGCAGCGGAGTTCGGCTGGGAGCGGTCTACCATTTCCTACCGGGTCAAACGGATCGTCTCAAAGGTCGAAAGAACTGCACGGAAGCTACATTTCACATAACTTCACCTAAACCCCGTTTGGATACCACCCAGGCGGGGTCTTTTTTTGCGAAAATATCATCAGGAGGACGTAAGGGACAAGGGCTGGTACACGTCGCCGCCCTCCTTGCGGCCTCCTGATCTTTTATATAAGACCTGCTAAGTTTTGTCAAGAAGAAAAAGCAAACATTGTAAGTAGCTGAAAATCGGTGCACCTATTCAAGCCGCTTTGCATCTCAAAATGAAACGGCGGCCAGCCAATGCTATGCAACACAATGAGGTCAGAACTGCTCTAATGTTTCCAGATAGGCTTTCACTGTGGCGTAATAGATCCGCAGGAACTTATTCGCGGATGCCATCATGTAGACGCGGTAAGGTTTTCCCTCAGACCGCTTTCTGTCCATGAACTGGTAGACAGGTTCATTCGGCGGCGAGTTTTGCAAATAGGCGCTCATGATAAGGAATAGTGTCCGGCGTAGCGATGATGCACCTACCTTGCTCATGCTCTTGTGCCTACCGATCACATCACCAGAGTCATTCGGTGGGGCATCAATACCGGCATAAGCAACGAGAGCTTTCTTGGAGTAAAAGCGGCGAACATCCCCAATTTCGGCTATGAGCTGTGGCCCAAGAATCGGGCCAACCCCAAACATGCCCATGACAACAGGATATTCCGGCAGCTGAGAGGACAGGGATTGCATCTCCTGTTTGAGCGCAGCAAGCGCAGCGGAAGTAGCGCTAAGCTGAGATACAGCCTGCTCCACAAGTAGCTTTGTGGTTTCAGATTTCGGCATGACACCAATGTGTCCGCTGGCTTCATCGTAAATGGCGTGTGCTTTTTCTTCACTGAAGTTGTACCCATGCTTTCGGCACCATCGCCAGTACTTGTTCACAAATGACTTTAGGGAGCGTTCAGAGACGCATTCACAATGCCAAAACTCCGCTACAAAATCCACCCACTTCTCACTTCCATCTGCACGGGCAGGACTAACAAACAGGCGATTTGCATTTGGGAAGGTCATATCCAGCAAGGAAATCAGATTGTTCTTCAACACAGTCTGCACCTTGGAATACTGTCGGTACTGGCGATAGCAGTTCTTCAGCAATAGCCGGGTATTTTCCTCCGGGACATATCTCGGCAAAGTAAGCCAGCGGTCAAGACCATAGTTCGCCAGCTTTACGGCATCCTTTCGGTCGGTCTTGACACGCCTCAGATCGTTGTTCCCGTAGCCATGCACCAGTTTTGCGTTGACAACGGAAACATATAACCCTGCATCGTGAAGCAGCTTTGCCACCGGCGCATGGTAGTTCCCTGTGGCCTCCATGACCACACGAGTCTCACCGTTTAGGCTTTTGAGCCGCCTTGCCAGCTCGCTCAGTTCACTGTCGGTGTGGCGCACTTCAAAGGGTGAGATGACAATCTCTCCAAAGGGACGCATGACGGCAATCGTGCTCCTGCCTTTGGAGATGTCGATACCAACAGAGTTCATGTATCTGCCTCCCATACGAATTTGCAACCGGAATCCATCTTTTTCTCATTGCCGATTCAATCTATTGGGTGACGCGAACTCTATGGCTCAACCTGCTCAAATC